ATTAGGGGGCTGTGATGGCGGAGGAGCTGTCCACAAAAAAGGGGGCCGCCGACACCTCGGGGGAAGATCTGGCTGCGGTCATCAACTCCACCTCACCTCACCCTACTACAGCTGGATTTGGCGATAGTAAGCGTGCGCTTAACTACTACGAGCCACACAATGACTAAAAGGCTATTTATTAAAATAGTGCTTTTTTTGTTTGCCGTCATCTCGTTCTGGGTGACGGCTTTTGATTTCAAGGAGTAAAAAAATGATAACATTACAAGACATTATTGGATATGCCGAAGGCCTTGCTGACCAAGGTGTAGGAGTTGATGCGGATAATTCTTGGGGAACGCAATGCGTGGACCTACCCAACTCAATCTCAATCAATTTCTTTGGTCGTGCACTTTGGGGCAACGCTATTGATCTGCTCAATTCGGCCCGTGATTTAGGCTACGAGGTCGAATACAACGAGGACGGAAACGTAAATAGCAAACCACGGGCTGGAGCTGTATTTGTGCAAGAGACTACTTACATTGCAGGGCATCCTTACGGCCACACTGGGCTAGTCATCGAAGACTCAGACGGCTATACAATCAAGACGATTGAGCAAAATATTGACGGTAATGCTGATAGTCTCTACGTTGGAGGGCCAGCACGCTACAATACACGCAATTTTGATGGTATCGTAGGTTGGTTCTACTTCCCGCTTGATAATGCTGATTATCAGCCTGTACAAGCTACAACTACAGGAGATGGCACGATCACGGAAGAAAACGGAACATTTACGGTTGAAATCTCAGCCCTCAATGTCCGTGATAAGGCTGGCCTAGACGGCGCTATCGTCGCTGTATATGGAGCAGGTGAGACTATCAACTATGATGGCTACTGTGACAAGGACGGCTATATCTGGATCACATACATTGGAGCGTCTGGAAATCGTCGCTACGTCGCCGTAGGGCAATCTGAAAACGGCCAACGTGTCACAGACTTTGGCTCATTCGCTTAACTAAAAGAAAGGGAATGCTCCCTAAATTCATAAATCAACCCCCCCCCCTTTGGGGGGGGGTTTTTTTTTTTTTTTTTTAAAAAAATTTTTTTTTTTTTTTTTTTATTAAAAAAAAAAAAAAAAGCGGAGTATATATTCAGAATCATTTAGGATATTTATGTATATTCTCCAATTTATGACAACCCGCTCAGATGTCACTTGTACCTTATCAATCAACGCCCTAGCAATGACCTTTTGGCCATCATAATCAATACTTGCGATATCCTCACAGTCTAGTACCTGTTTTATATTATTTCTTCGTTCCTGACCTTGTATTTCTGGGTCATTTTTTAGTTCTTCCTCAAGTGCTGTCCTCATTGTCATAAATTCTGAGGACCTTTTTTGTAATTCATCCAAAGTGATGCGGTCATCAATATACAAGTCATTTAGCCTGCTTATTTTTCTATTCAGCTCCTCAATTTGTTTTTGATAGCTATCACGGTCTATAGTGTTTGATTGGGTGTTAAATAGCTTCTCTATATAGCTTTGATCATGCTGTAGCTTGCTTATCTCTTTAATGATATATTGTTCCAGTGCATCCTTGTCATAAGCTCCAGAGTGGCATTTTTGATTGTTATTGTAGACAGTAACCCCAGCGGTTTTCCTTGGGGGTCTCTGGTAGCACTCGTATCTAATAAATCTAGTACCGTCTTTACGGATACCGCCCATTATTAGCTTGAGAGGTGCGTGGCAATATCCACACTGAGCTAGCCCTGACAGCATATACTTAGCCTGAAACGGTCTAGGATTTGTCTTTTCTGCGGCAGCCATCTGCCTGATTTTTAGCTCCTCTTGCGTCCTCTTGTACTCGTCTTCTGAGATGATGGGCTCATGCTCTCCAGGAAATAACTGGCCCTTGTACTGATTATAGCCACAGTAGACAGGGTTTGACAGGATACCTCTGACAGCTCTGTAATTCCAGCTAATTTCTTTTGGGTACTTCTCGTTTAAATCATCCCTTAATTTGGTAATAGAACGGCCTGCCAGATAGCGCTCAAAAATGTACTTGACTACTAGCGACTGTGCTGGGTTTATGGTCAGTGACCCTGTCTCTTTCTGATAGTCGTAGCCATAGGAAGTTCTGCCCCACATCATAGATTTTCCAGCCTTGGCACGTCCCAGTTTCCCTAGTTGCATACGCTCTTTGATTTGCTCACGTTCAAGTTGAGCGAAAACGCTCAAGAGCCCAATCATAGCCTTGCCAAAAGGCGTAGAAGTGTCAAAATTCTCTTGCAGGCTCAAAAATTCTATCCCGTTTTTGATAAAAATATCCTCGATCAGAAATAGTGTATCTTTCTGACTACGGCTGAGACGGTCCAGCTTATAGACTAGTACTGTATCAAATTTTTTTCTCTCAGCATCTCTGATAAGTTGCTCAAGCGCTGGCCTCTCAGTGTTGGATCCTGAAAAACCTCCGTCCGTGTATATCTCGTAAATATTCCAATCCTTGATATCGCAGTAACTTATTAACTTGTCTTTTTGCTCATCGATAGAGTAGCCCTCCTCGGCCTGGTTTGTCGTGGACACCCTGACATAGATGGCTACCTTATTTGTTGATTTCATTGCTTTTATACCCCTTTTTTGATAAAATGGGTATAGTAAAACAGGCTTTTTAATGCCGTTTACTATACATATCGCCTCACGCTCAGAGTCGCCAAACTTTTGCGAGCGCGGGGCTTTTTTTATTTGTCGTAAATCATTACACCATTCTCTTCATGCGCAAGCTGTACCTCGTTCGTATCATGCACATATACGGGCGGTGCTACAAAATCTTTGTCGGTGATTTTATAAGTCTTTTCCACATCATTTTTGATTTTAAGTAGGCCGTCCGCTGTCTGATGTAGCTGGTCGTTTGTCAATTCAGATGATGTGACTGGTAGCAAGACAGCTACTCTATCGCTACGATAGTATACTTCCATTTGACTTGAGTCAATCCATTGTTTATAAGAGTTTGCAAACTGATCCAAGATAGGACGATTGCCACTGACTATTCCAGTAGCTTTTCTGTATTGCTCCTCACCTTGATTTTCTTGTTTGCTCTTTGCTTTGGCCTTATCTACTAGCTCCCAAGCCTTTTCTTTTTTCGATTTCTCTGAACTGGACTCGGTTGTCACTTGCTCGGTTGTTTCTTCTTGACTTTGGTCTGTATCTGCAGATTGCTGACTGCACCCGGTCAATAATAGAGTGATTGCTGCGATTGTTGCGAGTGTTACCTTTTTCATAATTCCTCCCTTTGCTATCCTACTAGCCTATAAAATTCATCAATAACCATCAGTTCATCTGTAGTTGTTTTTAATTTATGTTTTTCCATAAAGCGTAAGTAGTTGAAATCATCCTTATCTATCTGTTCTAGCTCTTCCATCAATAATGCGTGTATCATGGCTCTATTAGCCTCGTTTTCGCACTTGATAGGGTTAATAGTGTATTGTCCTCTCGAATGCTCAAGGTGTCCTAATTCGTGTAGTACCACCCGTTTTTGAGCGTCTTGAGATAGAGCTTTATTAACGAATACTATCTTAATCTCATCTACATAGATGCCGTGCCTATGCCATAATTCCTTATCGAAATAGGCGATCTGGACACCATGTAGATCACAAATTTCCTCAATGCTCATAATCTCCCTTTTAGATACCCTTCAATGATATTCTGTATGGCCACGATGTCGCTTTCGTTAAGAGGCTTGCCATCGAATGTTTTGGCATTCTCTGCCATCTTTCGTAGGTCAGTTTCAGTGTACGAGGTAGCTTCCAAACCCAAAATTTCATCAGTTGATACATCTAGTACTTGGGCCAATTCGATTAGTTTCTTTCCAGTAGGTAAGTTTGCACCACTCTCCCACTTTGAGACCGTACTTTGAGATTTATATCCAAGTTCCCAAGCTAGTTCGATTTGTTCCATTCCTCTTAACTCACGCAACTCTTTAATTCTTTGTCCTATTTCTGGGTGTAATTCCTTGCTAACCATGATTTTTTCTCCTTACTATTTACAAGTCCATTATATAGAAGATATGATTTAAAATCAAGTGAAATAGTAAAAATATCAAAAAAATATGAAAAAAAATCAAAAAAAGCGTTGACATATGATTTTAAATCATGTAGAATGGACTCATAAATCAAATAAATGATTTTAAATCATACGGAAAGGGGTAACCGAATGGGACAACCAAAAGTGACCATCGCAGAATTGCGAGCAAGAAACAACAAGATGAAACAAAGCGAACTTGCCGAAGCGGTTGGAGTAAGCACTCAAACCATCGGGGCATGGGAGAAAGATATCACAATCATTAAGGGTGAACATCTTCTGAAACTTTGTAAAATCTTAGATACTACCGCTAGCGATTTGCTGGGGGTTTAAATTTTAGAGACCATATGATTTTAAATCATATGAGGGAGGTCCAAATGAAAACAGCAACAGTAAAGATGCTCAAGGAACGTCCAAACGGGGAATTAGGCGAATTTATCGTAGAACTAACGATCCCTAGCCGTCGACGTTATGGGGCAGTGATCAGGGAATATATCGAGCACTTCAATGCTAGAAATTTTGCAAAAATCTATTTTTACGAAGTGCTGAAACTTGAGGCCTCTAAAAATTAGAAAGGAGCACAGATGAACGAACTCATCAATGTAACTCTAAATGATAACCACGAGCCCGTGGTATCTGGTAGACAGCTACACGAAGCTCTGGAAGTCAAAACAAAATATGCCGACTGGTTCAATCGAATGATTGACTATGGCTTTGCAGAAAATCAAGATTTTTTGCTTCTCAAAAATGAGCAGCAAACAGGTCGAGGAGGTCACAACAAAGTAGACCACATCATCAAACTAGACATGGCCAAAGAAATTGCTATGATCCAGCGAACAGAACGAGGCAAGCAAGTCCGGCAATACTTTATCCAAGTAGAAAAAGACTTCAACAGCCCTGAAAAAATCATGGCAAGAGCCTTGCTTATGGCTGATCAGAAAGTCCACAAGCTAGAGGCTAAGATAGAAGCTGATCGTCCTAAGGTGCTATTTGCTGAGGCAGTCAGTGCTAGTCACACATCTATCCTAGTTGGAGAGCTTGCCAAGCTACTCAAGCAAAATGGGGTAGATATTGGAGCAACTCGCTTGTTTAGCTGGTTACGAGCTCATGGATATCTAATTAAACGCAACGGACGTGATTGGAACATGCCAACACAGAAGAGTGTAGAGATGGGGCTTATTCGGGTTAAAGAAACAAGTATCACGCACGCTGACGGCCACATCACAGTGAGCAAGACACCACTCGTAACTGGGAAAGGGCAGCAGTACTTCATCAATAAATTTCTTAACCAGGAATTGCTACCAGGCTAGAAAGGAGCAAACATGAAAAATAGTTTAGTCGGCAAGTACCTTGAAATATCTGGAGAGATTGTAGGTCAGATTGTCGCAGAAGAAAAAGAGACACTGCTTATCAGAAAAACAATAGTAGATAAAGAATTAGTGAAACGTGAAAACGAAGAACTAGAAACAATTATCTCTCACTTGTTACTTACTGAAAAAGCAGTGTATCTATCAAAAAATTATTTAGATAATTATTGGGTTAAAACAGTTGAATTACCTAACATTCCTGTAACCGTCAATGTGATTGACAGCGTGGTCTTGATTAACAAACTCTTTGGCATGTAAATTTGGCTCGGCGTAGCCACTTACATACTCAATGAGTGTAATCAGATAACGATTAGTTTTCGGGTCAGGATTTACAGCTACGATACTACCAGGGGATGGAATCTCTGGGAGTGATACTGTGTGCACGGTCCGACCTTCTACAACAATATGACAAGTAACCATAACTTTCCTCCTTTCGTTTAGGATAAGTCAATTATAGCAAAAAAGCCCTCAAGGAACGGCAATTCCATTGAGGGAGTAAGAAAAATACTTTACGAGGTAATTATATCATGAAATCAGTAAAAAAGAAATGGGAGCCACGCATCTCAAATGTCATGGCGGATGGATCACAGTTAGACGACCTTACAGGATATGTCATCCCCGCTGGTCATTCTTACTATGACATCATCCGAGGAATGCACAAACGGACGTGAAAGGGGCTTAAATATGGGGTATGCAATATATAATCAGAAACACTCAAGAAAACTATACAGCGTTAAATAACGCATTTACACAGGACAGTAGGCTTGAGCCAGCAACAATCGGGATATTAACAGTAATTCTGACTAATAAGCCCGACTGGGTTGTATATCCTGAGGAAATCGCTAGACGATTAAATATCAGCAGACGGACAGTAGATAGGCATTTTAAGATACTAGAACAATGCGGGTACTTGTTATCTGTGAGGATTAGTCACGGAAGAGGAAATGGAACAGAGTTTAAACGGTTCTTCTCAGACAGTCCAATGACAGAGGATTACAAAACGTACTTAAAAAGTAAGTTAACAGATGAGTTATCCACAGATATTTAGATAGGGTTATTTTACACTTGGAAGATTTTGCCATGTTAAAAATTGCCATGTTAAAAATTGCCATGTTAAAAATTGCCATGTTAAAAATTGCCATGTTAAAAATTGCCATGTTAAAAACTGCCCCCTAATAAGTACTAACTATATAACAAGTAC